ATCTTCGGAGGAGCGTCCGCTGAATAGTCAACCGATAGAATGAGTGTGTCATGGCAGGAAGGGGTGCAAACAAAAATCCTGAGCCGAAGCAGCCGGCCGTCGTGCATTTCTGCAGGGAGTGTGCCAACTGCACGGAGGTGTGGGAACCATCAAACCTCCTATCTCTCAAAGGAGAGCCGACACTCGGCACATGTCCGTACTGGACTCAGTCAAGATGCGTACTGCTCAGCCAGAAGGCATGCAAGGAACATTTCAAACCAAGGAAGCAAGATGCCACCAGTAATAGCGTTCAGCAAGTTTAAGTTCGAGGAGAGCCGTTACCATCGTGGGAAGAAGTATTGGATGGCCACCACTCTCCTGAAGGCGGTTCAGGACCAGGAGCTTGAGCCGTTCGACTATCCAGTAGCCGCATATGACATGAGCAACAGGTATTTCGACCTGAATAACATGGATGATTTCTGCTGGCAGATGAAGAGGACTCTCGAGGCAGACTATAAGAACAACCCGATAATACTTGATGACTTCGGACAGGTAGCAGACGGCAACCACCGCCTGTGCCATGCCATCCTTGACGGTGAGAGTACCGTGAAGGCCTATCGTCTGATAAGTATGCCGGAGCCTGATTTTACAGAGGAATGAAATGGCAAGACCAAAAGGTATCAATCAGAAAGCCAAGTGGCGAGCACACTCCATCCGTCTGGCACGTTATGCGGACAGGGTGCAGTTGGTGTATGATACCTTGAATAGGGAGATTGCCAATTCCGTAGTAAGGGCGGGATATGACGGCACGGAGCCGTTCAGCTTCTCTGACTACCCCCTGACGAAGAAGAAGTTCGAAGAGGTGCAGGCTGCTTTCGTTAGCGACCTGCGCTCTGTCATTTTCTCGGGTACGTCACAGGAATGGAAGGAGAGCAACCTCATGCAGGATCTGCTTGCGGACAAGGTTCTGAAGTTCTATGGTGTGAAGAAGGACGGCAAGAAGCACCGTGTCTATTACCAGTCGAACAACGATGCGCTGAAGGCATTCCAGCAGAGGAAGGAGAACGGCCTCGGTCTCTCGGAAAGACTTTGGAACCAGTCGAAGAACTACAAGGAGGAAATGGAGTATGCCATTTCGTCTGCCATCGAGAAGGGTACGTCTGCCGTCAAGTTGTCTAAGCGCCTGAGTAAGTATCTGCAGGATTTTCCATCACTCAAGCACGACTACAAGGAGAAGTTCGGAAAGGCCGTCAAGTGTCAGGACTGCGAGTACCGCTCCATCCGTCTGGCGAGGTCGGAGATAAACATGGCTTACAGGACTGCTGAGCAGGAACGCTGGAAGCAGTTTGATTTTGTATTGGGCTATGAGGTGAAGCTGACTCAGAATGGCCGTCATGTGCCGGACATCTGCGACGACCTTGCAGGCAAGTACCCGAAGGACTTCAAGTTCATGGGCTGGCACCCGAACTGCATGTGCTATGTCATCCCAATCCTCAAGACTGAGGAGCAGTTCTGGAACGATGAGGATGCACCTGAGATTGCCGAGCCTCCTAAGAACTTCACCGACTGGCTGAAGGATAATGCAGAGCGCATTGACAAGGCTGCGGAGAATGGTTCCCTCCCCTACTGGTACACGGACAATGAAAAGTATGTGAACTTTAGAGGTAAAAGTTCTTACGACCTTCTTGCTATGCCGGAAGGACTTCCATCGAAATACAGGGAGAAATTTGACGAGTTGGTTTCAAAAGCTGAAAGCCAAATTGAGAACAAGGAGCAGTTCAGGTCATTCCAAGTGAACATCAAGCGTCTTGCTGAAATGCTTGCTGATGATAACGCAAGAGGAATGGTCGAGGAGCAGATGGGAGAATATTTCCTTGCATACATGGAAGATTATGCCAAGGGTAAGTCTATATATGTGTTTGAGGACCAAGTAAGAAAGTTCCAGGAGCGTTCGGGATTTGTCCGCAAACCGATAGAGCTGCGAATGCCAAAAATGGGAACTCTGCCATGTAATGCCGATGAAATTGTACGTTATCTCAATTCCGTAGAGTCGTTGGAGGAGTTTTATATAAGATATGGCTATCGGTCATACGATGAGTTCTTTGACGCTATTGGAGGCATAGATAAGATTGAGGATAAGCTTCAGTCCATAGCCGATGAAAGCCGTGTCTATATGTGCCTTGATTCAAGCACGTTCGAAAAGCAGATTCTCAAAGGTGATGGCAAGTTCAAAAACTCTCTTGAAACAGGAAAGGGTACGTTTAAGACTGTAGGAGAAGAACGTGCAACAAAGGAGCGTATCATGTTTGGTCTTTCGGATGCAGACTATGATGTTATGCCAAAGTATGGGTTCGTGGCAGGAAGAGAGACTATGGACTATGAGCAGATCGTCAGCTTTGGATATGGAGATACCTATGTGAGGTTTAGGGACGCTTCTGTTCGTGGAAGAACATCGATAACGTGCGGTGACTCATATGATGGCAATAGGCTTCTGAAGGGAAGGATGGGATATAGCATGTCCTCTCCAGCTGTACCGTTGGATCAGCCGGACGCTAATTTCTCTCTCGGCATTCTGTCTCATTCGAGGGATGGAGAGGTGGCTATCGAGAAACTGACGTCAGCAACGAAGCTATCGGAAATTCAAACATCTACCTATGTGGAGGCGCAGATATATGGTGTCCTTCGTATAGAAGATGTTGATGCAGTGTTCGTACAATCGAAAAAGCAGATGACTTCTCTGACCAAGCTCTTAAAGAAACAGGGTCTGGATATTGAGGTATTGCCGTGTGAATATGACACACGACTAAAGTATCTTGCCGATGGATTTACAAATTATGAAGGAAAGGCTTCGAAATATGCCCATTCGCTGACGGACGGAGATTTGGACTTGCTTGGGGATTTCTACATCGATGGCCTCACGAAGAGGTTGGCCGACCCGAAGAACAGGTGGTGGGAAAAGATTTCCATGCCTGACGAGTTTATGGAAACCATGAAGAAGATCGCTGATGGGGCAGCCACTTCATCGGAGAAGAGGGCATGGCTCAAATCCTACTACGCTGAGCTGAGGAAGAAAGGAAATGGTGTGTTCCCGAAGGTTTGGTGGCAGGACTATTCGCCAAGCTACGGTGGATGGGTATCGGATGTTTTGAACGAGAAATTACTGAAAGGATTGTAAGTATGAAGGTAAGGTTCCAAGAATATGACAAGAAATGGTTGTACGACACCAAGAAGAAGATGTTGTACGACATTGTAGATAACGACTGCTACAAGTCGAAGATTGATATGATACAGCTGACGAAGTTCAATCCCTTCGCCAAGCTGACGCACACATACGTCATCAATCCGTATAGAGTCCGAAAATGACGGCCATACGGCAAAAGTTAAACATTCTGAAAACCAGATTGTTAGCCGAAAAATACTTTGAAAAACGTTTGGTCATTTGCAAAAAAATGACTACCTTTACACTATAAAATAAGAAACATTATTAAACAAGAAGAGCAATGAAAAATCAGTTGGAAAAAGAAGTAAAGAGCATGATCGAAGGGTTAATCTCGGATGCCAAGGTCTATGAAGGCCTGAATCAGACGCACGATGATTTCAGGGTGTTTGTCGATGAGGGCAACCAGCAGTTGGCCATCATGTTCAAGGATGTCACTAACCAGTTCGGTCATGAGTGGAACGGACACCTGTATGAGATACAGGATGATAAACTCGAAATCGTAGAGTATGGAGCCTTCGACTGCATGGCCATCGAGGACTGGACAAACTGCGATTTCGTTGAAGTTGAATTGAAGTGGTGACCTTTAAGAAGATAAGAGTTATAAGAAACATAGTATTCACCTATTTAAAAATTAAGAGCAATGAAGAAAGAAGAGTTGAAAGCAGCAATCACGAAGAATTTTGCTGAAAATGAGTTTGACAAGGCAATGGAGCTGAACAAGGATCTGTTCCAGGAGTATGAGAACGTGGCAGGCAAGCGCAGCCTTACCGCCCTTGTGACCTACTGGAAGAAGAGGTCAGAGGATGAGGGTATCAAGGAAGAAGGTACTCTCGAGCCTGTCGAGGAAACCATCACATCGGAGGAGTCAGGAGAGCTGGAGGAAGCCCTCGGCATCCCTGCACCCGAAGAGGTGAAGGTCGAGGAGCCTGAGCACCAGTTCATACTGGGAGAGACACTTGACACGGCACAGATAGAGACCCTGCTGGAGAGAGGCAACAAGGCTCTCACACGCTACTGCATCGTCAAGGAGGAGTTCAAGCAGATTAGCGACACGGAGCGTTTCATCAAGACCTCAATGATGGTCAAGGAGGACGGCTTCGGATGGAAGAGCTTCGAGTCGGCTATGGGAGTCCTCGGAGGCAAGAAAGGTATCACTGAGCGCAGGCTCGGCAGCTTCTGGAGATCGGAGTGCGGACTACCTGTCGGAGAGGAAATCACGAAGAAGACCATCTACAAGGTCGGAGAGGCATTGCGAAAGTTCGCCTTCCGTCTGAACGAGTCTGCCATCACATGTGTAACCAGCATCTAAGGAAGGAGGACGATATGTTAGGACTGACTGAGAGTGTAAGCCGTAGTCTCGAGATTTCCGAAGAGGAGGCTGACAAGATAATAGATGAGCAGGCACAGCTCGGACTGGACATGATGTCCGATGAGGGACTGGACATAGAGGACGTAGAGGATCTGATGGCGGACATGGGAATAGAGCCGGACTTAATGGAGGAGTTCCTACTGCGAATGTGCTGACTACCCTCACAACTATCCACCTGTAAAGAATTAGGGGCCTAAGCAAGTTCTTAGACCCCTAATTTAGTGTTTAATCGACCTCTTTCAAATGCCTATCGAGAACCCATACTTCCCTGCCTGAAGAAAGCCGAACTTGGACTTTCCAGTCCTTTACCTGAAGGATTGTGCCAAGCTGTCCGTTGAACAGAAGGATTGTGCTGTCGGATTCCACCATGCTGTCGAACTCCGCAGCATTCTTGTTGGTTGCATGATATGTCAGCTGCTCCAGACAGCTCTCACTATAGCAGCCGACGCAGTTGGTCTTGACTTTCACCTTCGAGCCTGTCTT